CAATTTCAGAGGGCGGCAACGCTTGGGATATGGCAGTTACAGGCGGAATAGAAATTATTCAAGACTGTAATAATGAAGAAGAATGTATTAAACGACTTGAAGCAGAAATTACAGGAAGTAATGAACCCGACGAAGCATATGCTGATATGGTATTAAAAGATTATATTGATCTTATTAAGAAAGATGGCTTTGATAAAGTAAGACGCAATATAGATGCTCGAGACGTTATGGGTGAGCCAGTTGACCTAGAAGGACAAGAAAACGAAGGTAATGAATTCAGTAAAAAAGTTCAGGACCTTAAGTCACAAGGCGCTAAAAAAGGCACCAAGTTTAAAACATCAGATGGTGAGGAACACACACTAGAAGGTGTTGCTAAATTTATCCATTCATTCTATGACAGAGATTCAGGAACGTTTCCAAAAGGACCAGAAGGCATTTGCACAATGGTAGGCAAGAAGTTCGGTGAACAGGCTGAACAGGCTGCACGTAAAATGGTTGAAAGAATGGCACCTGCACAAGAGCAAGGCGCGGAAGAACTAGAAGAACTAGAACGCATTAAACAACTTAGCGGTTTTTAATGATTTTACGTATTGATTTTTCTTAAAAACAATCTATAATAGTATTAAATAAGAGTGTAACAGAAATGTTACACTTTTATTTTTTTGGTGAACTCAACTCGGACCTAGTGACGACTTCTCCGACGAACTGTTTGCATAAATCTCAAAAAAGGAGACACATTATGTGGACTAAACCAGAAGCAATTGAAATGCGCTATGGCTTTGAAGTTACAATGTATGTAATGAATCGCTAATAGAGTTTTAAGTATCACCTGCTCTGCCTACAAGGTGGAGCAGTTTTTTAATTTCCCAAAAGGAATGATTATGAAAGAATTTGTTGTAAAAGAGATTCCTGATCCGTTTCAAGGACAACAAGCATATGCACAGGATGGAACATTGTGTGTGTATCATAACAAACATTGGATTTCAAAAGACGAATACGATCGAGGAGTTTACATTAGACTTTTAGCAGCTCAAGGAGACTGCGTTTAGGAGATTAAGATGGATAAGGCACCACAACCTAGTCCAGTAGGACTCGTAGTTGTCCTAATTATTTTTGCGTTTTTAATATGGCACGGACCGTGGGAAGAACGCTGGGGCGATCCAGATATTGTTTTGGAACCAATTGAAATACACGGCATCGACTGCCAAAGAGATCTAAAAGAACTAACCGTTACGCAGATAGAAGTTTGTGCAGATCTAAAAATTTAACCTAGTTTGGTTAAACAAATTCACTTTTAGTTAAAATTCCTGTTGACAAGATAAATAAAGTTGCATATAATAGTACGTATGCATTAGGCATAAATGACATTTTTTATTAGGCAAACAAAGGAGGCTACAAAATGGCATCATTAGCAGAAATTCGTGCAAAACTGCAAGAAGCAAATAATCGCTCATCTGGTAATTCTACTGGAGGCGGAGACAACGCAATTTACCCACATTGGAATATGCAAGAAGGCAGAGAAGCCGTGGTAAGATTCTTACCAGACGGTAACGCTGACAACACATTCTTTTGGGTAGAACGTGCGATGATTAAACTACCATTCGCAGGTATTAAAGGAGAAACAGACAGTCGTAATACTATTGTGCAAGTTCCGTGTGTGGAAATGTACAACGATGGTACTACTTGTCCAATTCTTTCTGAGGTACGTGGTTGGTTTAAAGACAAATCACTAGAAGATATGGGACGTAAATATTGGAAAAAGCGTTCATACATTTTCCAAGGATTTGTTACAGACGATCCTCTTAATGAAGAGAGAACACCAGAAAATCCTATCCGTAGATTTATTATTGGTCCACAGATTTATCAAATCATTAAAGGTGCTTTGATGGATCCAGAGTTGGAAGAATTGCCAACAGATTATCTTCGTGGTGTTGACTTCCGTATTAAGAAAACATCAAAAGGTGGTTATGCTGACTACTCTACATCACAATGGTCACGTAAAGAACGTGGATTGAGTGATACAGAGAATGCAGCAGTTGAACAACACGGTTTGTTTAACTTAAACGACTTCCTTCCTAAGAAGCCTACAGATGTAGAACTTCAAGTTATGAAGGAAATGTTTGAAGCATCAGTTGATGGTGAAGCATATGATATGGACAAATGGGGTCAATATTTCCGCCCTGCGGGAATGAGCCAGGCAACTGGTGATCCTAATAAGGCAGCAAATGCTCCAGCAGCACCTGCTCCGACTCCAGCGGCAGAACCTGCTCCAGCAGCAGCACCTGTAACTGAAGCACCAGCGGCAGAAACTGCAACTACTGAAGATAACGGATCGGGTCGTGCGCAAGACATTCTTGCAATGATTCGCAACCGTCAGCAATAAAAAAAGAGTTTATGAGAGTTCCGGCAAAAACCTCCATACGGTAACCAGCGAGGTCTCTCATACTTTAACAAAGGAAAGGTAATTATGGCAAAAGCGTTTGACATTTCTAAATTTAGAAAAACACTAACCAAGAGCATTGATGGTCTTGGTGTAGGGTTTAATGATCCTACTGATTGGATCAGCACAGGAAACTATGCACTAAACTATCTTATTAGTGGTGACTTTAACAAAGGTATTCCTATGGGTAAAGTTACAGTACTAGCAGGAGAATCAGGTGCAGGTAAATCTTATATTGCAGCCGGCAATATTGTAAAATCAGCACAAGAACAAGGTATCTTTGTAGTATTAATTGACTCAGAGAATGCACTTGATGAAAAATGGTTACACGCATTAAATGTTGACACAAGTGAAGAAAAACTTCTTAAACTTAATATGTCAATGATTGATGACGTTGCTAAAACTGTATCTGAATTTATGAAAGAATACAGAGATATGGCAGAAGAAGAACGTCCTAAGGTGTTGTTTGTTATTGACAGTTTAGGTATGTTGCTAACTCCAACAGATGTTGATCAGTTTGGTAAAGGTGATTTAAAAGGTGATATGGGCCGTAAGCCTAAAGCACTAACAGCACTTGTACGTAACTGTGTTAATATGTTTGGTAGTTATAATGTAGGTATGGTATGTACTAATCACACTTACGCATCACAAGATATGTTTGATCCAGATGATAAGATTAGTGGTGGTCAAGGTTTTATCTATGCAAGTTCAATTGTAGTAGCAATGCGTAAATTGAAACTTAAAGAAGATGAAGACGGTAACAAAACTACTACTGTAAATGGTATTAGAGCAGCGTGTAAAGTAATGAAAACACGTTATGCAAAACCGTTTGAAGCAGTGCAGGTAAAGATTCCATATGAAACAGGTATGGATCCTTATAGTGGCTGTGTTGATCTATTTGAAGCAAAAGGATTGCTTAAAAAAGATGGTAATCGACTTAAATATACAGACTTAAATGGAGAAGTTCATTTAGAGTATCGTAAAAACTGGACAGGTGATAAATTAAATATGATAATGGAAAACCTTAAAGACAAGCCAAATCTTGATGAAGTCGACGAAGTTGATATTGTAGAAGAGGTGGCAGAAGAGGTACCTGAAACAATCAACGGAGATTAAGTATATGAATGGTGATCTAATAGCAGATATTTGGACAATTATGGTCGAACACATCGATGAAAAGAAAAAACAAGATGTGGCAGCAAATTATATCAATACGCTACTAGATTATGGTGTGAGCGAATCAGTCATCCAAGGACTGTTTGGTATAGACACATATCTAGATGAAGCAGTCGAATATGTTTTGGATGCTGACGAAGACACAGTAGACTATGATGAAGAAGAAGATGATCGTTGGGATTAAATAATGACTAATTGGTATGACCTAGTTTCTAAAGATATCAGTAAGATTCCTGATGCTGTAGAATATTTCAATAACGAACTAATTGATGCAAAAAGAGAAATCAAAATTAGTGGAAGGATTGAAAGTGCTGCTGCACATCTGCCTGCATCGGTAGAAACTAGGTTCAGCCAACTTCAAGAAATTGAAGCAATATTAGAATATCTCAACATCGAACTACGCAGACTACGTTCAACACACTTTAGAACATATGTAGAAAGTTATCAAAGACAACTAAGTTCAAGAGATGCTGAAAAATTTGTAGATGGTGAAGCAGACGTTGTTGATTTTGAAAAGATTATTAACGAGTTTGCACTTATTAGAAACAAATGGTTAGGCATTATTAAAGGACTTGATCAAAAACAATGGCAGTTAACTAACATTGTAAAACTAAGAACTGCTGGACTTGATGATGCAACCTTATAATATCCTTATAGATAGAGCAAAGCGTAATGCAATACCTTCAATTTAAAAAATTTGAAGATAAACATTTTGGAGAAAGATGTTTTATTTTAGGAAATGCTCCTAGTTTAAAAAAAGAAAACTTATCTTTGTTAAAGAATGAAATTGTTTTTGTATGCAATAAGGGATATAATGCTTTAAGTATCGGACTTCCTAAATATGATTATTATGTGTGTACTGATACAATAAGTGTTTATAGTGAAGATTTTTATAATATAAAACACAAAGTCAATGCTGTAAGATTTTATCCTAAAGATATAATCGAGTGTGAACAATATCATATTGAACCTAAAGAAGATTATATTCCAATTAATTATATCTCACAGGATGTTAAAAAAACAAAGGAAGAAAAAAGAGCAGTACTCAACGGCATTTTTCCTAAATCATATGAAGATGGATGGTCAAAGATAGGATCAGTAACCTTTCACGCTTCTATGATTGCATATTTTATGGGATTCAAAGAAATATATTTTTTAGGTATGACATTTGACTATCTTCCTGGTCAATCGCATTTTTATAGCGGAGTCTGTGAATCCGAAAGAGAAAGTAATTTGAAAAACACAACTCATAAAGGTGGTTTAATATATGCTGCTGCTATGTCAAAATTTTTTAAAGAACAAAATATTTCGTTTGTAAATCTTTCTAAAGATTTTCAATATACTAATTTAATGGATATAGATTCTTTAGAGAATGTCATTCAAAAGAAAGATAATTTAAAATGAAAACAGCACTGTTTGTTCCTGCAAAAGGAACTAGCGAAAGAATACCGAGTAAAAATTTAACAGTATTAGATGGTGAATACTTATTTAAAAGAAAACTCTTACAGGTATTAGAATGTAAAGAAGTAGATGAAGTTTGGTTAGATAGTGAAAGTGATGAGATACACTCACTTGCATCAGACTTACCTATAAAACATCTTTATAGAGATACAGAATTAGCAAATAATAAGACTGACGGACATAAAATGTTCGGTAACGAAACTGAACACACTGATGCTGATATAGTCGTGCAGATACTTTGCACAGCACCTTTTATTGACGCTACTGTTATTGATAATGCATTAAAAGAATTTAAAAAATCTAAAAAAACAAGCCTTGTTGGAATTTATACTGATAAATTTTACGAATGGAAAAATGGAAAACCCTTGTATGGAGAAAAAATTCCTAATAGTGTTGACCTTCCAACAAGAACAATTGAAGCAATGAGTTTTTATGCTGTTAAGACAAACGGAAAACCTGTTGCAAAGAGATATACAGATGATGTATTATTATTTCCATTAACACCTCTACAAAGTGTTGACATAGATAATAAAGACGATCTTGAACTTGCAAAAAACATTTGTGCAGGCCAACGTGTTAAAAAAACACAACAACTAAATGTTCTATCAAAAATTATAACAAGTTCTTTATTAAGTGATATTTGTAAAGAATTTAGTATAAAACACTACCTAAGTAAAAATATAAAATCATTAACAGGCGGCAGTTTTTTAGGTTATGCTAAAACACTTAAAATAAAAGCATTAGAAGATCACGAAAAAGATCCTAACAAAAAAGACTGGGAAGGAATTTTCGATGCTCTTAAAACTTATGAATTTATAGTTCCCGGAGATGTAATTATTGTATCAACAGATGTTCCTAATAAAGCATACTTCGGAGATTTAAATGCTACATTTGCGGTTAGACAAGGAGCAATAGGAGTAGTAGTTGATGGATTTACTAGAGATATCGAGCGTGTTTCTAAAATAGGCTTACCAGTATTTGCTCACGGCAATACTGCTGATGATGTTCGGTACGAAGGAACGTTTGAGACTATGAATATGCCTGTTATCATAAACGATATTACTGTTAGAAATAATGATATTATTTTTGCAGATAGCGACGGTGTGATATGTATTCCCCAAAATAAATGGACGATGGTTTTACAAGAAGTAAAGAAAAATTTAAAGAAAGAAATGTTAGTTAAATTAGAAGCCACATTCGGCGCCGATCCCTTTGATGTTTTAAATAATATAGGGTTGTTTTAATAGCAAGGTCACATCTTTATCTGTTGATTAAGTGCGTATATAAATATACATATGAAACGTATTATTGTAACAGGCGGCTTTGACCCAATCCATTCCGGACACATAGACTACTTTAAGGCAGCAAAACAACTAGGAGATTATCTAATAGTTGGTTTGAATTCTGATGAATGGCTTACAAATAAAAAAGGAAGACCTTTTTTACATTGGGAAGAAAGAGCTGCAATAATTAATGAATTTAATATAGTAGACGAAGTCATTCAATTTAATGATACAGACGGATCTGCTATAGATGCTATTAGGATAGCAAAACAAAAATATCCAGAAGATAACTTATTGTTTGCAAACGGTGGTGACAGGACTAGTGATAATATTCCTGAAATGGTATTCGATGATGTAGACTTTATGTTTGGTGTTGGTGGACAAAATAAAAAGAATTCGAGTAGTTGGATACTCGATGAATGGAAAACACAAAAGACAGAGCGTGATTGGGGATATTGGCGTGTACTAGATGACAAGCCGGCTAAAGGATATAAAGTAAAAGAACTTGTAATATATCCTGGTAAAAGTCTAAGCGATCAAAAACATTTTAAACGCAGTGAAGTTTGGTCTGTACTAGAAGGTATAGTAAAAATGGAAACAGAACACGAAGAAAGAAAAGAAATAGTTTACCTTGAACCACATAATCGGACATATGAAATTGGTATTGAAGTTTGGCACAAAGCATCCAATCCCGGATCAGAAAATGCTCATATACTAGAAATACAATGGGGCGATTGTTATGAAGAGGACATAGAACGTAGATGAGTAAATGGGTATTTCTAAGTAAGGATCACAAAGATCCTTACATCAACGAATTTGCTGCTGGTTGCAAAACAGAAACTACCGATCCTAATGACTTCGTATATGATAGTGAAGATGAAAGACCTATTGTATTAAGAGGTATTCTAAAGAAAAAAATTATTCATAAATGTTTCGAAGATAACAGAGATTTTTATTATATGGATACAGGTTACTTCGGAAATGAGCCAACAAAAAGTAATCCACACGGATGGAAGTATTGGCATCGTGTAGTAAAGAACAATTTGCAGCACGGAGATATTATAGAACGTTCAGACGATAGATTTAAAAGATTTAATAAAAAGTTTATGCCTTGGAAAAAAGGTGGAAGAAAAATTTTAATTGCAGCACCTGATGAAAAGCCTTGTAAATTTTACGGTATAAATTTAGATGAATGGATTATGAACACTATCAATACAATTAAAAAGTATACTGATAGACCCATTGAAGTTAGACAAAGAAACAAACAGAGACAAGCAAGATTGACAGACACATTAGAAGAAGCACTAAACAAAGATGTGTTTGCATTAGTAACATTCAATAGCAACGCAGCGGTAGAATCTGTGTTTCACGGAATTCCTGTTTTCCCGTTAGCACCTGCCAATTCTGCAAGACCAGTTGGATGTACAGATTTAAGTCTAATAGACACTCCATACTATCCAAGCGAAGAAAAACGATATGCTTGGGGGTGTCATTTAGCCTATGGTCAATATCACGTAAGTGAATTAAGAACAGGAAAGGCCAAAGAGCTATTGGAGGAACAATGGAAGAACTAAGAGTATTCGTAGGATACGATCCAAGAGAAGATATCGCATATCAAGTATGCAAACACAGTATTGAAACAAGAAGCAAAAATGCAGTAGTAAAACCCTTAGTACAAAAAGAATTAAGAGAACAAGGATATTACGATAGACCAATTGATAAACTTGCTAGTACAGAATTTACATTCACTAGATTTTTAGTTCCTGAACTTTCCAACTTCAACGGTTGGGCAATGTTTATGGATTGTGATATGATTCTGCAAACTGATATTGCTGAACTATTTGCACAAGCAGATGACAAGTATGCTGTTATGTGCGTTAAACACGACTATACACCTAAAGAAGGTACTAAGATGGACGGACAAGCACAAACTGTGTATCCACGTAAAAACTGGTCAAGTGTAATGTTGTTTAATTGTGCCCATCCTAGTAACCAAGAACTTAATGTAGAACTTGTAAATGATCCTAAGGTAACAGGAAAATATTTACATAGATTTAGTTGGTTAAAAGATGAAGAAATTGGAGAACTAAGTCCAGAGTGGAATTGGTTAGCAGGTTGGTACAAAGAACCCGAAGATGGCACTCCTAAATTAATCCATTATACAGAAGGCGGCCCTTGGTTTGAAAACTATCGTCATTGCGAATATCACGCAGAATGGAAAACTGAACTACAAGAGATGATGAATGGATGATACTTTAAGTCTAGACCAGGCTCTTGTAAACGGTAGTAATGGCAAACTGACACTTAATCCGGAAGAAACAGACAAGCCATTAGTTATTCGAGGAGTGATCAAAGACAATCGTAGAGATGAATGTCAACAGATCGGTAGAGATTATTACTATATTGATACAGGATATTTTGGAAACTTTCCTAGTCCAGGTAACGAAAAAGGACAAAAGAAGTGGCATCGTATTGTAAAAAATGAAAATCAACAAGTAGATATTGTAGATGTTCCAAGCGATCGTTGGGAAAGATTACTTAACGATGATCCTAGACTACGGTGGACAGGTTGGAAAGATTACAATAAGAAAATATTATTGGTTATGCCAAATCCAAAAGCGTGTAAATGGTACAAAATAGATTACGAAAAATGGGTAACAGATACTAAAGCACAAATTGCAAAATACAGCGACTTACCTGTAGAAGTAAGAATAAAAGGATCGCGTAGAGAGCGCAATAAAGGATATACAATATACGATGCATTTGATAGTGGCGTATATGCTACTGTTACTATGAATAGTATGGCTGCACTAGAATCAGTTTTGTATGGTATTCCTGCATTTGTTAGTGTACCTTGTGCTGCAAGTCCATTAGCATCAACAGACCTATCACAATTAGCAAACCCATATAAACCTAAACATAAATTAATAGAAAGACATTGTAAAAACCTTGCTTATACACAATTTACTATCGATGAAGTAATTGGTGGTCTTGCATATAAACTGACAGAGAAATACAGATGAAACTATTACTAAACGATAAAGAAATTGCAAACTTCTTACTGCATACTATTGGTGTTCCACCAGACTTATACAAAGTAAAACCACAAGATAGAAATGCTGCTGAATGTATACAAGCATTTTTAAAACGTGGAAAAAAGCGAGATAAAGAATGGCAAATGAATCCAGAAGTTGCAAGAACTGAAAAAAGAAAATTTGCTAACAAACTTAAAAAAGCAGTTTCAGAAGATTTAAGAGAATGGCGGAAGGCAGTCCGAACAGAAAAGTTTAATTTACGTAATGCATACTTTAATACTATTCATAAAGATATTGAAAAGTTAATTTCTCATTTCGGCGAAGACTTTTTACTTAAAACTTATCGTAAAAGTAAAATTACAGAATTTGTAAAAGGTTGTGGACTACATTTAGATCCTAAAGGTGAACTTATGCGTAGACACAAGTTTACTTCATATACAGATGATTGCTTAATTAGAAATACAGTAGGTAACGAAGAGTTATTAGTAACTAAAATTGATAAAGGATACCCTATGTGGTTTATCGATAGCGGTTACACAAATTTTTTAGAACCACATAAAAAATGGCATAGACTTGTACGTAGTCATTTACATTATGGAAAGTTTTTTCAAGCACCTGCTGATAGACTAGGTAACATTGCTGAGTTTCCTAAGCCTTGGAGAGAAGAAGGCGAGATTATTTATGTAATAGAACCAGGACCGTTTGCAGCAAGTATTTTCCATTGCGATCTAAAAACTTGGAAATATGATGTTGAGAAAGAATTAAGAAAGTACACAGATAAAAAAATTAAGTTTAGAGAAAAAGCACCTAAAAAAGAAAGAACAAGTCTTTACAAAGAACTAGCAGATGACGATTATAATTGTATTGTTAGTATTAACAGCAATGCAGCAACAGAAGCAATATGGCAAGGAGTGCCAGCGATTACGTTAGACGCACATATTACTAATCCTGTTACAGTTAACAAACTAAGTGATGTTAATAACTTATATAGAGGACCGTTAGGCGAATGGTTATGTATGCTCAGTTACCAACAGTTTACTAAAGAAGAATTAGTAGATGGTACAGCAGCAAAATTAGTAAAGAAGTACACAATCAATGAATAAGTTTACAGCAGTTGCATACTTTGCCGGTATACCACCGCAAAATAATAACCCAGAGAAACCATTAATACTTAAAAATTTTATAGAAGGTGTTAATGCAATGGGTGATCAAGGTATTAGTCATACAGGTTTTAATGTATTAGACTGTGATGTTGCATTTATACAAGGATTTGTACACGAACACGGTAAAACAGCAGCGCATTTGCTTTTACGCAGAAATGCTGTAGACAGACAAAAGAAAAACGGAAAACGTTCATTAATCGTTGACAGTAATTTGTTTTTGTACGCAGATCCAGGTAATACTAAGACGTATCTACGTTATAGTTTTGATGGAGTTTTTCCTACAACAGGATTTTACTTTGATAAAGATATAGATCCAAATAGATGGAAAAAAATTAGTGCAAAACTGAACTTACCGTTAAAAGAATATAGAAAAGATGGTAAGCACGTATTATTATGCTTACAAAGAAACGGTGGTTGGAGTATGAAAGGCATTCCTGTAATGCAATGGTTACAAGACACAATAAAAAAGGTAAAAGCAGTAACTGATAGACCTATTATTATTAGAGCACACCCAGGAGATAAAAAAGCAAGGCAGTATTTGCGAATAAATGAACCAAATGTGTTCGTATCTTGGGCACCTAATATAAAACACGATCTTGCCGATGCTTGGGCAACAGTAGTTTACAATAGTTCACCGAGTGTTGCAAGTTTAATTGAAGGAGTACCGGTATTTGTTACTGATCCTGACCCTAGTGTAAGCCAAGTCAATGGTATTTGTAACACTAATTTGAAAAGATTAGAAGATCCTAAGTTTTTTGATAGACAAGACTGGATAGAAAGACTATCTATGTGCCATTGGAACTTTGAAGAACTAAAGAGCGGAGAAGCCTGGGATTTCTTTAGGAGGTATATATGAGAAAACTACCAAACGGTTGGCACGTACCGGAAGGCGACACTAAAATGTCAAGACACATTGAAACAGATGCGTCACCTGCACTGGCAGAGTACGAAGAAAAACAAAGAAAAACAATTTTAAAACATATCCCTGTAAAAAACACATTTGTCGACGTTGGCGCTAACGTTGGTGTATGGAGTATAACTTTACAACAACACTTTGACCACGTTATTAGTTATGAACCTAGTGTTCGTAACGTAGAATGTCTAAAACTTAACGTGCAAGGTCGGACTGAGATACGAAATACTGCACTTTCTGACTTTAACGGCGAAGCAGAGTTCCACGATGAAATAAAAAACTGTGGTAATAGTAAATTATGGGCTGAAAGCGGACAGCCTGGACTCTATAAAGTGCCTGTACGGAAACTTGATGACGAAAACATTGAAAATTGCAGTCTAATTAAGATGGATGTGCAAGGTTACGAATGGCAGGTTATACAAGGTGCACAAAATTTGATAGAAACGCAGCAACCTTGGATAGCATTTGAGGTAAGTGCTGATGTAGACGTCATTTGTAAGTTTTTAGAAGATAGAAATTATGATATGATTGATAATAAGAGCAAACGTATCTTTATCTATGCTCCAAAAACAGGAAAAAATGCTCCTAGTGAAAATGCATTCGGCAGACGAATGGGTCCTGGACCATATATTACACTTTTACCTGAAGATAAACAACAAATTGCAGCAGAGCGCCACAATAATTAACGTAACTGCTGTTGCCAGTAAGGTTCTGTACGCATAACTTTCAAATCATCACGTTTACTGTGACCTAATTCTTTTCTTCCACCTTTGAGATGGTCAAGATATGCTCCCCAATCGCAATTAATTAAAGGATGTCCTTCACCTGTTGACATTCCTGGTCTTGGTCTAAGGTCTCCTAGGTTAGATGACCAACTGTGTGATGGATATTTTGGAAATTTCTTGCGTACTTCGTCGAAAACAAAACTATCGTGCCATTCAGCCATTGTAAAAATTCCGTTTTCTGCTTCGTCATATACTCTTTGGAATTCTTTAAGAAATCTAACAGTGCTTTTTGTTCCTAATTTCATAGCATACAGTCCGCACTCACTATACTTTCCTCTACGACCTAAATAAAACAATTCATAAGGTGCAGGAAGTAATCTTTGTATATCAGCGTGTGTGATTTTTGAGTGGCAAATTGTATCCGCGTCCATCCACATCAAATAATCTGTATTACATTCTTTAGCACAAGAAAAAATACTATAAACTTTGTGTGCAAAACGGATAGCGTGCCATTTAAAACCTTTACCACTGTCTCTTCTTCTTGATCTAATAGGATCGTCTGATACATCACCGTTTGCTTTAGGTACATTTTTCCACTTTTCTTTAAAAGCAACAAGTTCAGGACTTGCTTGATGTAAATCTTTTACAATCAAATTATCTGCTTTTTCTTCTACTTCACAATTTTCAGCATAGACATATAATTTTATGTCTGATGGCCAATTTTCTAAGAAAGTTTTGATCATTCTTTTTCCGTATTGATCATAACCCGGTTTGTGAAATGTTGTTACTACACTAATACTCATTTTACTCTGTCCCATATATGAAATTTATCACCTTGCACTAAACAGTTATAGTTAGCAGTATACAATCCTACACTAAAATCTCTTTCAATCACTTTTACACCCTCAATTACTACTTCTGGACTTGGATTATGATACAACGGAGTAATTAAGTCTAGTGCTCTAATGTATTCTAAATCAACAAATACTGCAGAGACGGTAGAAATAGCATATAAATTTTTAATTTCTTTCTTGAAAACAATTTTTTTATCTTTTACAATATCACCTGTTCGGTTATGTAAAAAAACTGTGTCAAAAATTTCTAAAATTGCTGACATCATACCAAAACCACTACCTATAACAATGGCATCTTTTGGTTTGTGTCTTAGAGTCTTTGTAATTCGTTTTGTGTATTTGTCCATTGGCTAACATACTTTAAGTTATTTAACTTATTTGTCCAAACGGCACAAAATTATTGGTTTATATACTTAAATAACTATAATGCGTTTTAAATTATATAGACAACACGGTGCATTAAACAGTCCTAGTATATTTGATGCTTTTCAACAAGGACTAATAGCACAAGGACATCAAGTAGTAGATAGCAACGAAGATGTTGCTGTTATCTGGTCGGTATTGTGGAACGGCAGAATGTCTCCTAATCAGCAAATTTATGAAAAGTGTATAAGAGAAAATAAACCTATCATAATTATTGAAGTAGGAAATTTACTAAGAAATACAACTTGGAGAATTTGCTTAAATCATATTAATGGGCTAGGAGAGTTTGGTGCTAATGAAAATTTAGATCCTGATAGACCTAATAAGTTAGGTATAAAATTAAAACCTATTAATAAAAATAGGCGCAATGAAATTCTAATAGCAACACAACATCAAAGAAGTTTGCAATGGAAAGGAATGCCAAGTATGGCTGATTGGACGTTACAAACTATTGAGAATGTTAGGAAGCATACAGATAATCCAATAGTAATTAGACCTCATCCAAGATCGCCGATGCCCGGTATAGAACACGAATTTAAAAACGTAACAAGGCAATCACCAGTAAAATTAAACAATACCTACGACGACTTTGATATCAATTACAACTATCACTGTGTAATTAACTATAACAGTGGACCGCCTATACTTGCTGCAATTAACGGCACACCAGTAATAACTGGCAACAGCAGTCTTGCATATCCAGTAAGTGATACAATTGAAAATATAAAGGATCCTTCACTGCCTAACAGAGATGACTGGTTCTTAAAACTCACACATTGCGAGTGGACTGTCCTTGAATTGCAACAAGGACTACCGATAAAAAGATTAGAAAAATTTATAAAAATGCAAGTAAGTTATTGACTTCTTCCTATAACGATATTATAATAACACTATGACAAACTTAACTTACATCGAAGACCTATTCGTAAGAATTATTGATATTATGGATCAAAATCTCTTGGGTATGCAGTATCACGATCAATCTGCTGCAAGAAGTTTTTATAATAGTATCAGTGCAGGAAAAGATCTTACTGAGAAACAAGGTGCATATGTACTTAAAATTATATACAAGTATAGAAACAGTGTAAGGCCTTTTATTGAAGTTGAGCCGTTTATTGAAAACCCTATGTGGAAGAAACCTTTTAGGGTAGTTGATAGAAGTAAGAGAATTTGGGTTGAACAAGAAATTACACAAACACCATTAATTTGTTTACAATTTCCATATGATCTTAAAGATGATTTCGAATCAGTTTTTCGACCAACTTATAATAACGGACACTACTGGAATGCAGAAAGAAAAATTAGGCAAATTAATTTGTATAAAACAAATATAATAGAAATACAAGAGTGGGTCAATAAGCACGATTTTAATATTGATGATACGTTTGTAAGTTGTGTAGATCAAATTGAAGAAATTTGGCAAGAACGTAATACCTATAAACCATACAGTATCATTGAGGACGACGAAGTTGTAATTAAAAATTGTTCAGAAGAAACTGAAGAATACTTTCTTAAACACTCAAACGGTAATATTGTTAACGATTTATTTTTAGCAAAGTCAATGAATTACCCGCTAAAAAATCCTAACAATGATATTGCACAGAAAATAAGCAGTAACAGTAACAATACGTTTTGGGTAAAAAGTGTAGAAAACTTTATTAAACTAGGGTATGAAGTAAAAGGTAAAGTAGTACTACTCTTAGACAGAGCATCTGATGCTTTGTCATATATGCAAGAGTTGTCCGAAGTTATAGATACAAACAAATTTGATCGTAATGACTTTAGAGTTTGTTTTAGAACGAATAATAAAGACGATCCAGAATTTAATAATTGGGTAAGAGATAACAAATTTGGAGGAAAAATAGAAGGTGCAAAGTTCTTAATTTTCCAACATAAGCCTGCTAAGTGGTTGTTCAAACAGGAAAATGATGTTATAATAGTTGCTACAAATAACTTAATGCCGTCTACGTATGGTTTAACTAGAGATATGTTAGAACATCATCCGTTAGTATTTTATGTAGGCGATATTGAACCAAGTAAAGGACGTAAAGAAATTGTCGAATTGTAAGTTGATTATTAAAGACGAAGTAAACATCAAGTTCGAAGGACTTGCTGTTGAAACACGTAGAAAGATTGCAAACAAGTTAAAGTTTGATCTTCCTTACGCTCGTCATATGCCTGCTTACAAGTTAGGACGTTGGGATGGTACTGTAAGTTTTTTTGGTATTGGCGGCACTGGCTATCTTGCACATTTAGATGTTGCATTACCTATAGTTGAAGGTGACGGGTACGATATTGAAGTTATTGATCAAAGAACTGCTCCTAATTTAGAATTTGATAAAATTACAGAAAATTATTGGGCCGACCAAGGAAAGACGTGGCCCGAAGGACATCCTGAAGCAGGTAAGCCTATTGTACTACGTGATTATCAATACGATGTAGTTAATAAGTTTTTAGAAAATCCACAAGCACTGCAAGAGGTTGCAACAGGTGCGGGCAAAACAATTACTACAGCAACATTAAGTCATTTATGCGAACCTTATGGTCGTACAATGGTTATTGTTCCAAATAAAAGTCTTGTTGTACAAACTGAAGAAGACTATGTTAACTTAGGATTAGACGTTGGTGTTTACTTCGGAGACAGAAAAGAACTTAACCATACACATACTATTTGTACTTGGCAAAGTCTTAACGTACTCGATAAAAAAAGCAAAGATTACGAAGCAGTACTAACACTTGCAGAATTTATTGATGGTGTTAGTGCAATTATTATTGACGAAGTCCATCAAGCAAAAGCAGATGTACTTAAAAAATTACTTACGGTTAACTTCCGTAATGCTCCTATACGTTGGGGACTAACAGGTACAGTTCCTAAAGAAAAATGGGAGTTCCAAGGTATACTTGCAAGTATTGGTCCTGTAATTAATAATGTGTCAGCACACGACTTACAAGAAAAAGGTGTGTTAGCAAACCTTGACATACAAATTTTACAAAGCAAAGATATAGAAACATTTAGAAACTATGCAGAAGAATATACTTGGCTAGTTACAGATAGTAACCGCTTAGACTGGATAAGCAATCATATTAAT